GATTATCTTACCGATCTCTTTGACTGGGGCCGCTGCGGCCTCCCCTATCAGCTTCTTAAAGAACCCCATGTCGTTCTCCTTCGTCACGTCATTATGATGCACTGAATCGATTGTCCTGTACTCGGAGAGGGCGCTATTGAATATAAAACAGAAGCGTTTACTTGAGTCACCCTTGCCTCTGCATTTGGATCATATAAAACAGAAGCGTTTACTTGAGTCACCCTTGCCTCTGCATTATCGGGGTGTACCAAAACCTCAGCCATTGAATGTGTAGCTCGAATCGCAGCACCACCCGTAGCTACAGAAACCGTATCACCATTCGTTCCAGCGCTGAAATAATCCAAATAAGCTGTTTGCGTAAAAGATCGCTTTGCAAATCCAACCCAACCCGCCGCAGTTATCCTACTTCCGCTAGTATCGGTTGTATCAACCTGCCAATCCGTTGGTTCATCATAACCATCACACCAATACTTACCTTGAAGAGTGACAGTAGCACCTGTCCCATTCACCCTAAAGCGTGCCCACGCCCATAGATTCGGAGGAAAGCTGTTAAATGCGTTACTTGATGTCCAAGCAAGTGTGCTTATAACATTATCTGCATCAGCACTACCTAAAACGCTTCCTGAACCACTAACCCAACGTACTACCGCTATACTCCCCACATTAATGTAGAAGTCATAACAAGTTTTATCCGAGTTCGATGTTCCGCTCGCTCTTACTCTTACTACTGCCTCCCTCGAATTAGAGCCAGTTAATTGAAATCTGCATAAGACTTCAATGTTATCCCTATTGGCATCTCCATCAACATCATCAAACGAATAAAAAACATCACCACTGTCGCCAGTGCCAAATTCCAGAACTCGATCATCCTCTTCACCAAGAGCTGGGTTTTCTATGGTTACGTCTGTGTTTGAGTCATAACGATCCGTAAAATTAGTTGGTGCTGAAGCTGTTGTTTGTCCTGAAAATGTAGTTGTGTATGTAGTCACTAATCCACCACCTCATACCCTATCTCAATTGCATTTACAGAAGAAATAGTCCAGTTTCCCCCGCCATTAGGATCGTTTTCAAATATATCAACATTAGTTTTATATTCGCTATAAGTAGCACCAGTAGTTGACCCATCTGACTCAGTCGCACTACTTTTTATTTTATTTTTAACAGTTCTGTAGCTTGCATCATCTTTAGAGAATTTATTTTTAACTTGGACTGCGTATACCGTACCAGATGTTGTAGACATACTCGCGGTTGTGAATAAATCCTTATGAGTTGCTGTTGAGCTACTATTGTATGTTGTATCACCATCGCTAGTAGTTTCATCTACATTCTGATAATTACTTCCCGACAAGGGGGTGAACTGCGATGATCCACCCGCACCATCAGGAAGAAGACTTTCTATTGCTATCTCTTTAACTATGTCAGTTAAATCTGATCCGCTATCATCACCGAAATAAATATCATCGAATAGCACTGATGTGTATAAATTGGGCGCATCAAATGTTATTACTTTTATAGTGCTATCGGCCCCTGACCCAATTGTATCTAAGCCTGTTCCAGAATCTTCTAAAACACCATCTAAATATAAGTCAATTGTCCCTGTTGAGTTATTAAGAAAAATTTTGAATGATACATAATGCCAAACATTTGTTATATATCTGGCTGAGACAAGAGGTGTGGTGTCTGATAACGATGTTGAGATATATACAGTCTTGTTATATATCCCAACATAAAACGTTGGAGTCGCACTGCTATCTCCACCGAAATGAAATATGTCACGTATAGATGTCGTGCTACTTGTATCCTTAAAAGCAAACCCCCCATAAATAGTGCTGCTTGAGTTTTGTGGCAGAATAACCAAAGCTATCATGGCTGAGTTTGCACACTGCAAAGCTTGACCCCCGCCCCTGCCGGATACTAAAGTAGCTGCACCAGAGGTGGTATCTTCGGCGTACCTATTGTCATTCATTATGTCAGCATAAGAACTATACCCTTCAAATCCTTCCATCCAAAGTAGAGCCATTAGCTTACCACCTCATATCCAACTTCCATTGCATTAACGCCGCTTTCAGTCCATGCCGAACTCGTGTCTGGATCATTTTCAAAAAGATCAGTTTTATACGAGTATGACTGATACCTCATCCCTACTGTTGCGCCGTTTCCTTCTGTTACGTTGCTCAGAACTTTATTTCTAAAAGTTCTCGTCCCTGCCTGCTGTTTATTAAATTTTGATGAAATTTGAACTGCATATACAGTATTAACTGGCTGACTAAGATTTGCAGCAGTGAATAAATCTTTATGACCTGAAGTCGAACTTTCGTTATATGTTGTGTCATCATCTGGCGTTGTATCATCTACATTCTGATAATTCGATCCAACAGAGGGTGTAAATTGCGTACTTGAACCTACCCCATCAGGAACTAACTGTTCTATGAATAGATCACCAACAATATCTGTCATGTCTGATCCAGAGTCATCACCGATATAAACATCATCAAAGTTGATATCATGGTTTACGCCACCGTGAAAAGCAAACCTATTAACGGCTGTTGATCCATTTGCGCTAGTATCAAGACCAGTATTTGAATCATCCAAAACACCATCCACATAGATAGCAGCAGTTCCAACGGTATCACTCATTAAAACCTTAAAGCCAATGTGATACCAAGTTGATGCACTTAACGGACTTGTCTCTGCTAGTGTAGTTGCCCCGTTTTTTATAGCTAAAGTTACGGTTGGGCCAGAAACCACGAATTCTATATCAAATATTTCACCGTTACTAGAATCACTGAAAGATATGATCTGGACTATATTAGTCTGTACATATTTAAAGCCAAACCCGCCGTATATAGTGGCTGTTGAATCTTGTGGTAAATAACACCCGACACTTTCACCGTCATTATCAAAACGTAGGCTTTGCCCTGATACTCTGCCCGATTCAAATACTGGATCACCTCCATTAAAATCGGAAAAAAATCTTGGGTCTTGATATAACTCCGTTACGGTAGAATAGTTTTCAAAGCCTTCCATAAATAGTAGTGCCATTATTAGTCCCTCGTCGCTTTCACAAATATTGATATGTCTTCAAGCGTAGCGTCCGCAGAGGATGGCGCTACCATTGTCATTATGTCGTTAACTGCGAACGACTCGTCTGCGGCTACGTCGAACGCCCACGTGCCGTTGTATTCAGTCGGTGAGCCTGCACTCCACGTTACAGTAGCAAACTGAACCCCGTTACGACGTATGCTGAACACTGGACTACCTGTTGACTCCACTCTTGCATTAGCCGTACTGCCGGGTGCCCCGTCTGTAATAGTGAACGCCCGTAACGCCCTCATCCTGAATATCTCTTGACTGTTAGTCGGTACGCCGCTGAAAAACACACCGATGTCGTAGGGCGCATCGACTGTTACTGTAGCCAGACCACCCCCGCTATCTGCAACGCTGACGCCTGCGCCAACGAAGTCGATTGCGGTCACGTCAGACTTGGTTTGCGGGGAGCCACCGTCTCCGACTTCAATGCCAGTGATGCCACCGCCACCACCAGTGTCATTAATCGTAACCGTGACAAGACCACCCCCGCTATCGACAACAGACGCAACCGCTGTACCTACAAAGTCAATCGCAGTGGCTTCAGAGATGACCTGCGGAGAGCCACCGTCTCCGACTTCAATGCCTTGTATGCCGCCTTCTATAGTGACAAGCGCTTCGTTACCACCATCGTTAGTAACAACAACACCATCCCCGGCAAAGTCGATCGCAGTCGCGGCTGATACAATCGAGCTGTTATCGTCTTTAACGTTGATCCCAGTGAGACCGCCCCCAATCCCCGAAGCCGTCCACGCTAACACTGACGGTGATCCGGTGTCTGTCCATATGTAGTAGTCACCGTCGGGTCGAGACCAGACCTTGAGACCGACCTGCTCGCCGCTCATCGATATCTGCGTACCGTTCGAGTCGAACCCCGGCACGTAGTACCACTGATCTTGATAGTACGCCGCGATGCAGTTCTCTTTACCGACCCACACGCCAGTCGGTGATGTTCCGACGATATACGCATCGCCGTTCACAGGTGAGCCGGGGGGTGTGTTAAGACCGACCTGCCACACGCCTGCTGCCAGTAGCACCTGTATCATAACCATCGCGTCGTTATGCGTTACGTGCATTTGATTCTGGTTATTCGATATGTACGGTATTCCTAAATTAACACTCGTTGTCATACTGTTGCCATCGCAGGATAACCCCGCCCTTTTGTTGCTGAAATTTGGTACACACGCAGATCGACTGGATCACCCGGCGTTAGCCCATCGTTAAACTGATCAGTACCAGTATAGGTGATCGTCTCTGACGTAGCGGATACGGTTCGTAGCACAACGCCTCCCGGCCCTGTTATATCGACCTCATAGGCTTCTGACTCTTCGTTGATGGGCTCCTCTGCGCCACCTAGACCATTGATCGTCCCTCTAATACGTCTCAGCCACGTCACCGTTAGGTTGTTGCTTGCGTCCCTCACACCTTGGACATGGACAGGTGACAAAGGCTTTGAGCGGATGCCCGTGTTGACCATTGTGAATCCGAAAGTATCGATATTGCTGTTATATTCAGTTGAAGCGAAATAGGCGTATATCTCATTCCAGTCGGTACGTCCGAAAGCTGCTGAACCTACAGAGGTGGGGTCTAATAACACGAACACCTCATCGTCACCGTGGTTATCGATCTCATGCTCAGTGCCGTACAATCCTCGTAAGAGAGTGCTTATAGTGTACGTCGTGTCTGAAACATAAGTAGCGTCAGCGAATTGAATGATCTCTCCACGCGAACCATCCTGTGCTCCTAGCCAAGCAAGATTAGCCCCGTTCAGAACATCAAGTTCTTCTCGACTATCAAGAGATGTGGCTGGGGAGTACAAGTCGACTGTTACAGAATTAGTTCGATCCCATGTGACCGATGGGCCTGAAGGCAGAGCTGTCGCAACGTCACCGATTGTAGCGGGGGTGTTAGTCTCTCCGATTTCAACAAAGGTGGAGTCGTAACCCGTGTTGTAGAGGATATCACACCCTGTCCAGTCTGCAGTCGTGCCTGTAGCCGCCCAATACACCCCGTCGTTATCGTCACCCCCTGAATGGATGAGGGGGCCGTCTAACACGACCAATATGTTATACGCACCTATGATAGTCCTATTAGCCGTGTAATTCGCTGACTCACCTGTAACGGATATCGAACCCAACGCCACGTCTTCAAATTCGCCTTGAATCTCTATGAGACCGTTTCGACCTCGCGTCACGTTGGTCACTAAGATCGGTTTTATCTCGTCATTAAACGGGATGCCGACCGACTGGCCTGCCATAAGACCCACGAATTTATCCGAAGTGCTGAACCGAACCTGCCATTTACGTGACCACATGTCTCGACCGATCTGTTCAGCAACAGTACGCGACTCGTCAGCCGTCATCGAGATCGGGATATCTACAACATAGTCGTTGTTTCCTTGGTTCACGGGCCTAAAAGCGTGTTGCGTATTGGTCTGATACTCTCGGCCTATGTCGATGTACCGCACTGATATCTGTCGAGGTGACTCGTAGTTAGGGATTATCGAATACTCGATCGGGCCGTTTTCAGGTCGAGAACCACCTGCTTCATACCCGCCTAAGTCGTCTAGGCTCAGTGTCCCCACCATGCCCGAAGGTCTCGGTATGAACCTGATGTCTCCGTTTTGTTGTATCGAATGGAAACGGTACTTAGCTTCTAACATCGGGAGTAACGATGCTAACGGTGCGTTCTTATGAACGACCATACCGTTGACTTCAGCAAGACCAAGATTAATCGTCGAAGCGTCTGTCACCCCCGCACGACTGCATAGGTCAGAGACTAAGGTGCTCACGCCTATTGATGTGTCGGCCTCCACTTCAAATTGGAAGTTCGGAACACTGTTTCTGAACTCAGAGGACAGATTGATATTCTTAAAAACGACGTATGCGACCCCCCTATACGCGGGTACGTTTCCGACACCCTCCGATGCCTCCATAGTCGGGTCGACGCCTTGTGTTTGTGTACCCTTATACACAACGATTTCATCTGACACTGAGGTGTGTGATGACGTTATCCACAGAAGACCGAAGTTAGTCCCCAATGTGTGGTAGTGCTCCCGCTGTTCATCATCGTAGAATTCGCTGCTGAACGAACCGTAGTACGTCGCCCCGGCGATCGCATCTTCAGGGAAGTCCGTTACGGGTACTTTCTCCCCAGCTTCTAACCTATCCCAGATAGCTGCCCACTCATCAGATATCGCTCTTATCGGGTCTCTGATCTCATCAGGTATCCAGCGATTAACATACGTCACACCGCCGTTGTCTTCATTAATGTACGTTGGGGGCGGGTCAACTAGAAGCGCATCCACGAAGGCTTCTATTTCCGCCTTGCCACCGGGGAACATCTGATAAATAGGGTTTAAATACTGTAACAGCGAGCTATATCGTTTATACAGCGTCACAGTGGGCACTGAGCCGTCCGCCAGTTCTGACTCAAATACGACTTTATTGTTGGCCCATATCCGTGTCACTCTTGATACAGGGCGTCCACTTATCGCAACAGCGAACGACCCGTAGTACGTGTACTCTGTGATCTTAGTGCCGCTGCTGAGCGCATTGTCGCCCTCACGCCTTGTTTGCGAAGTCTCTGTTATCCCAGAAGTCCATATGATGTTACCGGGGACACGGTTAGACGCCCCATAGCATAGCGGTATGGGTACTCCGTACTCTGACTGAGTTGTCTTGAATTCATCGACTTTTTGCCCTTCAATGTCGTCAGGAGCCGTAAGCGCTTGGACAATGAGTGCGTCTAGGTACGAGCCTAGGACAGCTAGGCCGAACGAAGCAAACGCCTCCAGTTTGGCAGTCGTCGCTATTGCAGAAAACAGAGCTGTTGCCATGCTTGTCTCTCCCTAAGCTTTAAACCTGTAGTACCCAATTATGTCCATGCTACTCGGCAATATCTCTTCGACAACCTCAGCCGTCGGGTACCCTCTCGCATGAACCGCCATTATCCCATCGTCTAAACTCGTTATGATACCCGCGTGGTACGCCATGCCTCTGCCCCACGACAGATGAACTATGGCCCCCACTTCAAGCGTGCCTTTCTTTATAACACGCCCTTTAAGCCTTTTAATGATCTCAAGTGCATTAGGTATCCGCTTGTACCTCGACAATAACTTCATCTCTCGGTCTGTTAGCCGAACGATATCGAGTTCTTCAGCTACCCCCAACACGATGCCGAGGCAATCGACACCGACACCTTTGGTTCTTCCTTGGTGTTTGAAGGGCGTACCGACCCACGTTCTGGCTTCAGTCACGATATCATCTGATCTCAGTTGCTTTCGGCCTCCACCCTATCAGCTCATCTTTACCCGGAATATGCGGGAACCCACCGAAGTTAACGAAGTTGCTAAACTTATTCTTACACGTATCGCTCAGCTTATCGCAACCCGGCGTCATAGTGTATTGATCACCGATTTCAATCCTGTACGCGCAGGCATCCCAAAGCGTTATGGTGGAGCCTACTGACGTATCAACGTGGTTCGACTGACCTGCGTTCTCCCCTGTCGTCCACGTTAGGACACCGAAGTTAAAGTACCCGTCGTCCTCTGTTCTGGCAGAGTCTAAAAACACGCGCTTACGCGACAAGCCCGGAGTGGTCGGCTGAGTTATCGAAGTGACTGCACCTGACACCTGAAGACCTGCAAGCGATACGCCGCAGTTCGAATCGCCTAACACATGACGGCACGAAGGCATGTATATGTCGAGTAAGTTTTTCTGCTGAGCGATAGATGCCTGCGTTACGACATCCGCTTTGAAGCTAACAGTGCCTTTCGTTATTTGACCCAACAAACCAAAGAATATTCTAAACGGATACTCACCCTCGTCGGTCTGCCAAGGTACGACCCACGCTTCGACTGTAGCTCCATCGAACCACCCGGCTAACAACTCTTCGTCTTTAAAGTTGTTCGAGTTGATGATCGCATTGATCTCGACATTACCACTTTCAGATAGCCCCACAACGTTCTCCGATGCGGTAGACGCCAGAGACGCGCACGTCTTATACGTGTCACCTCTCCACGTCAGGTCGACATCCAAAGTCGTGTACCTGAACACCGTACCGTCCGTTCGTGTTATCGTCCACGCTTGAGTCCAATGCGTTATGCATGGAACGCCAACGCCTAACACTAACACCGCTGACTGGGTGGCTCTAACCGAAGCCGATACGGTTCCGTGTAGGGCTAACAAGGCAGACTGTGTTACACGAGTATCACCTGTACCGTCGGTACCGCCTGTGCCGCCCTTAAGGGTCATAAGACCACTTTGCGTGACTCGCGTCTCTGCATCAAGACTTGCGACAGCCTGCGCTTCGACATCTGTAACCCGTAGTCCGACCTCATCGCCCGATAAGTCTGCTGGGTCTCCGTTAGTCCCGACGTGAAATACGCTACAGTCTATGGTGTCACTCGGTGATGTAATGTTGGGGCGAAGGCCGACATGGTTGTACCCGCTGATATTGCCCTCACGGAGCCACCCTTGCCAATACTCCGGTTCCGAGCTACCGTCAGGCCAGATCTTAACCCGTATGACGTCACCTAGAATCTGAACCTTAACCCAACCCCAAGTGTTCGACGGGATGGTGCCCCCAAGGAAGGCACCCGGAGCAACGAGGCCACCCGCCGGGAATGAAACAGATCGATAAATCCAGTGGAGACTGGAATCGAAAAAACACGTTATGACGTAGGCATCTCTAGTAGAGTCATCACCTCTTAGAACGATACCCGCCCATTGTGCATTCGACCGTACCTTAGCGAGTATCTGAACGTCTTCTTGTTCTGATAGCGTGGCACCGTCGAACCTCAAGAAATAATCTTCGCTTAAAGTAGGAGTGCCCGTGACCCTAACGAACTGATCACTGGGGCTACCGCCGTCAGTTTCGACCGACCACGTACACGACGAAGTGTCCCACGTTGGAGTCCAGTTAGACGGAACGGTGCCTATCGTTTCGGACTCAAATGTCTCTAAATACTTAGCCATTAAGTCACCCGTGTTATTTTAAGTTGCAGGGCGTCGATTGCAGACAGAGTGAAAGAAGCACCCGTGTCGGGATCAAACTCAAACACATCGCTATGGTACGTGTAGATGGTGTTCAGAGGATGGATACTGCCTTCGCTTGTTGAGCCGTTAGATACAATACCCGACCTAACATCAGCTAGACCCGCCTCTGTTTTCTTAACGAGATGCACTGTCTCAACTGCTGAAACAAGTCCTACCGTCTCAGGTATATTATCAAGTTCAAACGTAGATGATGTCTCATCGGGTGAACCGGGAACGCCAGCCGATATGTAAGACGTATCATCATCGACGCCTTCGTCTATGTTCGTGTACCCATCCCCGCTCAAAGGTGTCCAACCCGCATCAACCGTGTCAGCGCTTGGGAACAACGTATAGATGCGCCTGTCGCCAAGCCATGTGTTGTTGAAGCTGCCTGTCATGTCGTACACGTAGATGTCGTCGAAATACGTGGTGTGAGTAATGATGTCTTCTGCTTGAGCCCAGTCGTTTCTACCAGAAAAAGCGAGCTGGCTAACATTGTCATTCGCCGCTATCGATGGGACTCGGTTCTCACCTGCACCGGCTACGGTATCAACCCCAGATACAGTCAAAACTGTGACGCCGTTCACGCGAACTTCAACGGCACCGGCGCTACCGTCTATAGTCGCCTGAAGTTCGACGTGTTGGAAAGCCCCCGTGACGATAGGGGCGTCGGACGTAGAAGCTAACAGAGTTCCGTACCCCGGCTCTGCTATCCCCCGATACACCTCCAAGTCGCCTGTCGATGCGAGGCTCAGAGTAAGGTTAGGCGCATTACCGTTATCTCTTAGTTCTACGAGATGACAGTAGTAGCTAACCGCAGGCAGAGAGTCTATATATAGAGCGAACCCGACACCGATCGTAGTGTAAGAGTTCCCTAGAACCCGACGCACCATCGTCTCGGCTGAACCTGCCGCAAGTTTCAAGCTGTACGTCCCTGTACGTTTTATAGAGCTGTCCAGCGTCCAACCTGTCTGTATCTCACCCCATGCCCCGTCGAGCATGTTGTTATAGTCACCGCCATAGTGGTCGAAACCTTCCATCCATATCAATGCCATGTTACGTCGTCCTGTTTATCTGTATCTTCAAACTGTTAACATCAGACGGTGTGAATGCTACGCCTGATGCTGGATCAGTCTCGAACACATCCTCTTTAAAAATGTACACCGGGTCGCAGGGTCTAACTGCGCCCTTACTTTCAGACGCTCCTGATACGAGACCGTGTTGGAACTCAACCAACCCAGCTACGTCCTTACGAACTCGACTACATGCTATCACTGCGGCTACTGATCCAGACGAGACAGGTAGGTTCTCTAAGTCGAACTCAGATGTCAGTGTGTTCGGAGAGCCGGGTGCCGCTGCGTATAGATAACTCGTGTCCTCATCGGGGTCGGCTTCATCTATGTTTGAGAAACCACTCCCGCTTAAAGCTGTCCAATCCGCTTGAGCCGTGTCGCCGTTGGGGGCTAATGCATACACCCTCTGATCACCTATGAAATCATTGTTGTACGACCCTGTACCATCCCACACCACTATGTCGTCGATGGTTGGGAAGAAAGCAGTAGAGAGATCGCCCCGGCCCGGAAATGACACCTCAGACACACTGGGGTCTGGCGTCCCGCTACCCAACGACTCCGCGTCAGATGCGTGTGTGTCAACATTCGACGCGCTGGCCACAGTGACGCCGTTAACCCTGACCTCTACACTACCTGTTGACCCGTGAATCACTGCTTTTAGTTCAACACGTTGAAACCGATTTGTGCCAATACAGTGTGTGGTCGATTCTGCTATCTTAACCCCCGCACCACCGTTATGGTTATCGCCACGGTATACCTGTATCGCCCCAGTCGTCTGAATATCGAGTGATATGTTAGTCAGAGAGCTAGAGTCCCTTAGTATAAGGATAGGTGCGGCATTAGGTATTGAAGGTAAGCTTGGTGTCCAAAGATTGAACCCGACGCCCACTGTAGTCGCTGCAACCCCTAACACCCTTTTTATGTAAGACGCGTCCCAATTTGTAGTAATAGTATGCGTGCCAGTCCTAACGGTCGAAGTCTGTAGACTCCACCCACTTCCAACCCCATCAAGATAGTACCACAAGTCGTCTTGAGCCTTCTTTTCATACAAGCCGTACTTACCAAACGATTCTGCCCACAATATCGCCATGTCGCCCCCTACACACACGTCCTGACTTCGAACAGATCGATATCTGCGAAGCCACTGACGCCATAAGTCTGAACAATACCGTCGAACGCATCGTCACCCCCGAACCTAACTTCAACATCAAACAGGAACCCCGCTGTTATGACTGCACCGTTGTCGGGCGGTACGTCGAACGTAACAATGCCTGTGGTTCGACTCACACTCCACGGGTAGTCTGGTGACGCTACTTCCGGGTCTTCGCCATCAACGCCGACCAGAACAGTGCTAACAATCGGATGATAGATGTTGCGGTCATACGTCTGAGCGCCTGACGTGTACGTTTTAGTCAGTTGAAACTGAGTTGTTGTCCCGTCGCCCGTGCCTATGTTCTGATCTACCCTAGATAGCGTAGGCACCGTGTTGGGAAGGTCTAAGTCAACACTCGCAAAGTCTAACGGGTCTCTGAACGGAAACGTGTACAGCGGCCCTCTCATCGCCATCCAGTGATTATGGATAGCGTTGTACGTGTCATGCTCTCTGATAGCGTCAGGAAGCTTAAACTTGTGCAGGGGGTGAACCCAGCGTTGGTTCGCTTGCTCCGCGCCTGAATCGACAATCTGAATGTCAGTAGCCCATCGAGGCGACGATACGCACGGGAACCCCGGCACTTGGTCAGGCATGTACTCATCTACAAAACGTGTCATCGTCCACCTACTGATTGTTTAAACTGTCGAGAAAGCTGTCGTTCGGAGCGCCTGAAGCTGTCCGCATTTGGCGTCGAAACATTGAACGTTATGCTCGTATTGCCTCTTCGCTGGCGACCGACTTGATCTTTCGGTATCACCTCTTCGCCTTTCTCAAGTATAGCTGGCATCTCATTCTGACGTAACCCGTCGTGGAAACGTGGCGCATTGATGGCGGTTGCTACTGGCATTTTCCTAGTGCTTGCTTTCATGCCCACTGTGCCACCCGTGTGCATCTGAACGGCGTTGAGAGGACTGTTTAGCTTATTACCGAACGACGACCCACCTGATATTGAACCTATCGAATCTGTAGCAACCGACGGTTTTAGATTGTCCAATATAGACGAACCGAACTTCCAAAGATCCCCTAAGATGCTTCCGTCTCCCCTAGACGTTGTGAAAGCGCTATCTCGATTCCCTTTTAAGAACTCAACGGACGCCAATAGCTGAGCTTGTGACTCGGCTATGATCAAGTTAGCGATTATGTCCTTCAAGACGTCTTTAAAATCGCTACCGGAGAAAATCAACTTTGTCATCCCTGATACCAATTTTTCAGTGAACTCAAGAGCAGCCTCATTCGCTTTCTCTTGCGCCTCCAACCTGTCTTTTTCAAATTCAGCTAACGCTTCTGTCTTGTCCGTTATGTTCTGAAGCTGTCGATCCCTTTCCACCATCAAAGTGATTCGATCCCTCTCAGCCTGAATCTGATCTTCACTTAGATTGATCCCTTTATTAGACAGGCTGATTAACCGCTCGGCGAGACGTATCTCAACTTCCTTAGCATCCGCGATTTGATTGTTCTGTTCAGCATTAGACCCGATAAAATTAGAAAACTTCTCTTCGATGGCCAGTTTTTTCTCTAATATCTTGAGGTCGTTCTCATCTTCCTCTTTGAGCGACTTCAAAGTGAGCCTAGCTCGTATGGCCTCATTAAGCAGGTCGTTCTCATCATTCGCCGCTTTCACCGACTCTGCGGCTATGGCCGCTCTTAGCTGAGCTTCTATCTTTAATACGGCCAACAGGTATTTATGCGCGTCGTCAGAGTCTTTGTTAGCGAGCGCAAGTTCCTCAGCAGAGGCGAGTTCTCTTTGCAGAACATCGACGCTCTTATGACGACCGTCGAGACCTAAACGTATTATGGTTGTGGCCTCCTTTTGGTTCTTTGTGAAATCCCGCATCGACATATTCCGCTCGCTGTCTAACGCGAGCATATGGCTGAGTATCTTATTCTCTTCCTTAGTGCTTCGAAGCGAGACAGTTCTCAAAGAGTTCAATCGGTTCTGCTCAGCCGAAAACTCTTTACGTATCTTGGCTTGTTTCTTACTTAGGTCGA